GGGAGATCTCATTCTTTGTGATGTTCCCTTTTCTTTGTTCCAATTCCGAAACCTCGGAATTCTAACAGTGGTCGTACTGCTTGTTTTACAACAGCACGTACCATCCGATTACTACGGTTTCCCGTATAAATCGGTTTGAGATTGTCACCATAAGTAAAGGTAAGTTTTCTCACGTTTCCGTTCGGGCTCATTAGAACTCCGCGGAAATCAAATGCATTCGGAATTTTAACTTTCCGAACGAACATTTCACGCCCTGTAACGGTTTTACGACCCGTCCAGTGCATGACCTTCGAATACCCGACCACATGGTCAAAATTCGAGTTTCCTTCAATCCGCTGGGCAGCGTGTTTTAAGGACCCGTAGTCCAACAGAATCTCTGTCGGATCCGGCATAATCCCTTGGAGGTTGCAACACCTCCGAAGGATTTCAACCCTGGAATCGTAACTTACGACTCCAGAGTAATCTGCCCCTGGGTCTTGGAAAACCAAGACCTCAGGATGCACGCAAAGAACATCACATCCTGTTGCGTGTGTTATCACCCTACCTAATTTGAGGTCGGAGGATACTAACAATATGGTTAACCTAGGTTTACCAATTGTTTTCTCTCGTGCTAATTCCACTAAAATGGAATCATCGGAGACCCATTCTCGGTCGTTTTCCAAAAACCTGAGAACTTCTCGTGCGCTCGGCATAATACCGAGGTCACGATACTCGAGCATATCGGTGATGAACCGATCTGCCCAAGCTTCGAGCGTATCACTGGTGTCCCAAACACCGATGGTTGCCCTTGTCTCGATTGTCGTATAATTCCGACCAATCTGAGGCGTTAAAGGGATTCCTGGTACCTGCATGGACTCCCCTAACGAAACTTCCGATCGAAGATACATATCTTCGCTCGGGAGTAAGTCTTCGATGGTATAGGCTAAACCTTTACCACCGGTTACAATCCAAAGGGTTTCGTATTTACTCAAAACCTTTTGGCCCGAACCCGTGTCTTTAAAGCCAAAGTCACGGATTAACAAAGCGACTTCATGTCCGGAAGCTTCCCGGTCAAGTAGTGCTTTTACGGCAGCATTCGCTCGAAATGCGAAACCGTACTCGCTCGCAGCCGCACGTCTTGTGCGCCGCTCACGGGCGTTCTGGTCTGGAACTGTTAAGGTTCCAAAAAGAACAGTGTTAATTCGATGAGATCTCATCGTTTCAACCTCTGCCTCGAGACGAGTAACAACTCGTCTCGTTGCCAGCAATCTTCTCTCTGCGCCTTGCAAGAAAGAGTTTGCACCTGCTGCCGTGTAAAGCGGCACAGGTACACCTAAGGGCCCTTGTATCGGTCCCTTCGGTGGAACTAACACGCTTTGTGCATACGTCGCGTGTAGGTACTCCTGTTTCTGTCGCAATCTGTGACAGAGGATAGGCGTTGCCGGATTCCCTGCATCCAGGGAGTCTACGCAATCTTTTGCTTCGCGTATTGCTGATGCATACACGCGAGCATAGGTTCCATTTTTATATGCTAACACATAAAGATAGGAATTAAGAGGGTTGTCAAACAATGGTGGACAACCACTCCCGCCGAGAATACTTGGTAAGTATTTCGGTTCGTCCGCACGTGCTGTATTGAGGCAGCCGTCTTGGATAAATGATGCCAACTGTAAGATTGGTCTCATTTTGGTTCTGGGCGTCAACAGACGTCTAGCAACCATCCCCTGCTTCCCCGTTACGGAGGAAGAGTGGGATCTATCTCCTTTCTGAACATTACCGATCAGGCGGAGAATTGGGACGTCGTAATAATCAATATTATCCGTTGACCCATCGATAAACTTCGAAGAAATACCATTTCTCGGAGTTGTCGGAACGGTACTTGTAACTTCACAGAAGTTAAAGGCATCGTTAGAAATAAAGGTGTCCTTCCAGGACGTCTTCATTCCAAGTAGTCTCTCCTGGTATACGATACACCGGGAGAGTACAACAGTTGATAACGACACGTCTACACGGTCATCACCAACTTCCATACCTTTCACCTCTACAGGTGAAAAGTCTTGTTTTTGGATTTTGTACTTTTGAAGTACGGCGTCCACTTCCCTTTCGGTCTCGACAAAGAAGTCAAGATCGAAGATATTATCCTCGCCATCCTCTCTCGTGAGAGAATCCAAGGGATTCCAAACAGGGCAACGGTAACCGTGCACTGTCTGACTTGGGGTCGGATTTACGTCTCGACCCAGTGTTTCTTTATCATTTTTCGTGGTAAAGGACATTTTACTTAGTATGCAG